AGACTGTATCAACAAAAAATAATTCGTCCATAGTTCCATTAAAGAACTTCTCTACTCCAGTATCTTTGCTTCCTACATAATAAGCCCTGTTTACTGTTGCTCCTGTAATACTTGGGGCTTTAGGAAATGTTGCTGCTACTCCATTTACATAAAGATTGACTGTTCCAAGTGAGTCTGTTCCTGCAATATGAACCCATTTATTTGTGGTGATATTTGTCTCAAATGTTTTGCCATTCCATCCTGTTCCATTGTAATATCCATATTTTATTTTGTTTCCTTCGCAAGTTAATGCATCAACTTTGTCATCTCTTAAAACATTAGTCCAGATTACATCACTATCACATCCTTTCATATTTACCCAAACATCCCAAGAATAAGAACATTGTGGGCAAACTGCATCCATCTGAGTTCCTTTAAGATATGAACTGGCCCCAAACAAATAAGCAGCAGTATTTACTTTGCCGATTGTTGTAATTGTCGGATGATTTGTTCCCATATAAGCAAGATTGTTTCCTAATGTTCCCTTGTCATATGTATGTGTTGCATTTCCTGTATCATATGCTGCCCAGAAAAAATTGGTGGCACTTACAGTATTTAGAATAACCAAAACTGCAAGTATCCAAATAAAAAGTTTTAAGTGTTGCATATCTCTAATTTACCTGTTCCTGCTGGACTTAATATTATTGTGCAAGTTGTGTTGTCATATATTTGCCCACCATTTGCAAGGGTTATGTTCTTAAATGTTACTGCATCTGAACTCTGGACGTTCTGATTCATATCATAAAGTTCATTTGCACCCTGACCTGTATCAAGTGTCGTTGATTTCATTGCACCTGTTGAATTTAAGGTATTAAAAATCACATTACTGGTGGTCTGCACGTTTTGGTTCATAGCATACAATTCATATGCTCCTTGGCCCGTGTTTAAGGTTGTTGCATTAAGTATTCCGAACTGTGCTGCATCATTTGTTGTATAAAATCTGCTACAAGTTCTTATAGAAAGGTTATCCCCTATCTGAGCATATCCTGCTGCACAGTTTGCTGCTGGTTTAAGGTTTGTTACGCTTGTTCCAGTAAATCTCATAATTTCATTTGTGGTTGAGTATATGCTTCCTGTTGTAGGTAAGAATAAATCATAAGTCCACATTTCTTTCCAAAGTAATGCAGAGGTTCCTACATTAAACACATTGCTTACTTGGGGCCTGATTGTTCCGTTTGCCTGAAGAACATCATAATAAGTAATATTCCCTTCAACACTTAAATCCCCTGCAATATTAACATCTCCTGTGAATGTTCCGTTTACTGCATTTAGATTTGTGAATGAAATTGCCCCAAATTTTCCTGTTCCTGATACGTTTAAATCTCCTTTAATGTATGTGTTGTTTTCAAGGACTATCCAGTTCTGGGTATAATTAGACTGACCTATTTCTATCCATCTGCTTATACTTGTAAAGTTTCCATCCGCATCTTCGGACTGAACTCTCCATTTATAAAATCCTGTTCCAAGTGTCTTTGTGATGTTACATGCAGTGTTATTAAAACATAGAACACTTGCGTTTGTTACCCATGTCCCATTTGTTTCAAACTGAACTCTACTTGTGAAGTTGGTTGTGTTTACTTCATCAGAAGTTGCTGTCCAGTTAAATACTGGAGCAGATTCTGTATAAAAATAATTTGATGGTGAATTCAGGGTGTGTGTTATTGTTGCACTTACTGATCCTACTAAAGCCAAGAATATGGCCATGATTAAAATTAATTTTGCTGTTTTCATTTTGTCTTTGTCACACTCCCCTTGATTTTAAGATTTCCTTTTTCATCAAATTCTGCGACAGTGAAACCTCTCCAATCTTTTATTTTAAATGATGATCCTGATTTAAGTTTTATTTCGTCTTTGACGAATAAAGTGTCTGGGCTTTCCGACAACTTTAAAAATTTCATTAATCCCATCTTAGCCCTCAACTGTAACTTAATGCTGCAACTATGGCCAGACTTGTTGCGACGTTATCGAAGTGTTCGTTGCCATCTGCGAATTCAATTGAACCATCAGAATCGATTCTTTTGACTTGCCATGATGCAGTTGCAAGTGCTGTTCCTGGTATTGATTTGCACACATAATCATATGTTGTGTCTGAGTATATTTTTTGTTTAAGAACTCCTGCTTCAGTAATTGTTCTCGAGTTTGCATCTCTCGGTTGTTGAACATCTAAAACCATATTATTTCCTCCTCGCACCTTTCTCGGATTTGGATGCTTGATTTGATTTAATATGGTTTCAAGAAATAGAACTTTTTAAACGTATGCAAAAAAATAAAGAAAAATAAAAAAAATTACTTCTTCTTGGCTCTTGCAACTTCAGGACATACGTGGTATATTTCCTCGCCTTGTTTCATGATTCTTAGTTTTTCCTTCTGTATCTCCTTCAGTTTCTCGTTGCATTTGTCCAATAAATCTATTGATTGGATTTCGTTGATCCTTTCTTTAAGTTCTCTTAGTTCTTCCTTATCAAACTTAATCTCTGGTATCTTTGCAATTTCTTTCTTTTGGGTTGTTTCCTGCTCGTTTAAATGCCTTACGAAGTCTTGTATCTCTTGATATGCATCGACTAATTCACTCTTTGAGTATTCTTTGTCTGTTACGCTTCTGGCCTTTAGGTTTTCTAAGTGTAAGATATACTTATCATTACTTATCTTTGTCAGTTTTCTTATTTCATTTGGTTGTTCTGTTTTTGTTTCTTTCATTTTTCACTCCACAGACAATTGTCTGTTATCCACAATAGTTTGTCCTCCCCTTTTGTATAATCCCTCTTGCATACTTCTGGGCGATTTCCTGATTTGTGTTCGCTACACAGGTTGTTTTCTGTTAGTAGTTTGCATTGGGACACGACTATGAGGTATCTTCCTTTTTTGTAGAATTCATTCAGTTGGATTAAAATCATTTCTCCTACTGTTTTGAATCCTCTTAGTCCCATGTACCATTCATTTTGTTCATCTATTCTGTCTACTGCTATTACCTGGCCTTTTTTGAATGTTGTGTGTGGATTTATTTTAATCCTTATCAACCTGCAACATTCGGCATTACATATCTTATGATGGCATAAGCAGTTGTTACATTCACTCATCTGATTTTAATGTGTACATATCGTTCTTGGGCCCATCTTTTGAGGAACCTATCTGTATTCCTGATTTCTTTAATGTGTATGTCTTAAGTTGACCCCTTTCTATCATTGTCATAATTTCGCTTTTACTCCTGTCTTTGCCTTTAAGGTCCTTTATGTCCTGCACTTTGATTACTTGTTCTTCCATCTTTCCCTCCTATTGTTATTTCGGTTTCTGCGGGTTTTTTAATTATTTTTATTTCTCCGCCGAATATTATAAACTGTCTGTTTCTGTTCTGGGTCTCAATCAGGCATCTTTCCATTTCTCTTATCGCATCTATTGGTGTTTCTTTTGGTACTTGGAATACTATCATTTCGCCGTCTTTGGGTATTTCTATTCTGTGTTCTTTGATTTCTATAACTGTCCTGATTTCTTTGACTTCCTCAGTCTGTTGGGATTTTTTCTTGATTAAGTTCATCTGGTCTGACACCTCCTTGTATAAATCTATATTTCATTTCGTAACTGCACGATTTACATTTAATCGTGAGTGTTGTTCCTGTGATGTACACCCTATATGTTCCGAATGTGTGTGTGTGTCTTGTTTTGTAATTCCCACATTTGGGACATGCGAGTATTTGCCTCGGGTTTGAATTTGTCTTTGTTTTTTTCTCCATTCTTCCTCCCTTTTTTTGTGGTATTTGGATACATATCCTTCAACATTAATCCAGTCTTCTCCGTGGGTTTTACAAAGTCCTACATTCTTGTAGAATATTGTGGCCCTTTCTTTGCATCCTTCTACCCCACATTTAAATGATTCTTCCATTACATCTCACCTACTATTCCTTGTGTTCTTACCATTTTTCTTTCTTCTCCATCATCTCTTGGACCTCCGATTATTGCGAAGTCGAACTTAGCTCCAGGTTTCTCGGCCATCTCGTTTACTATGATGTCTGTGATTGGTATGTCTGGGTGTCGGCCTATTTCTATCAGTTTGCCGTCTTCCATTGCCCAACTTATGCTTTCTTCTATCTGCATGTCTGTCTTGGATTTGTCCATCTCTGTCTTATAAGGCAGAATAAACTTCCTGTTTTCGTATGCTGCATCGAGTCTTTCTATGCTTGTTACCTTTCCGATTGTGTGCCTTTTGTCTTGGAATTCCTTATCTCCTTTGTAGACTGCTGCCTTATCTGAACCAGCCATCCAGAATAATTTCATCGGCATTTGTAGTTCCCTCATATCTTTTACTGAACCTTTTATGCCGTTTTCCTCGAGTCCTATCATTGTTGCAGAGAGGTATTCGTAAAGTTTTTTTATAATCTGGGTTTGGGTGTTTGTGCTCCATCCGACTCCTTTCTTGTTTCGCATGTATCCTAATTTGTATATTTGGCCACGTTTTAGGCCGTAATATCCGAATACTGAATGGTCTGCAGTGATTCTGTCGCTGAATGCAAAGTCTGCTGTGATATAAACTGCATCCCAATCTTGTCTTCTGAATGGTTCATCGTTTACTCTTTTTATGCTTACTTGTATCTGTCCGCTGATATCATATATCTCTGGTTCGAGCCATATTCCTGCGAAGTATGGGTCGCAACATTTGAGTAAGTGTTCCCTTTTAATCAGAGAAGTTTGGTCATCTATCGGATTGAGCATGTACTCAGTGGAGAACTTCATGCTTCCTGTTACGGCCTTTTTCTCCATTAATAAATTAAAAGACATTCTTTTGGGTGACAAGACTATCTGTTTTTCATAATCTATAATTGCTGGTCTGGCCTTAAAATAGTATCCAACTGGTTTGTTCTTAAGATGGAATTGAATATCTGTGTACCTTAGTGGTGTTCCGATTACATTAATCATTGCGACTTTTGCTGTTGTTGTTCCGTCTACTGCCCCATCCCAGATATCTATTGTTTGCCTATCGGTTAGTGTGCTGTTTTCTGTTATTAAATCGTCTGCACATAATCTATCTGGGTGTAGTCCTCTGATTTTTCCTTTCAAGGATCTTAAATGCAATGTACTGCCGTTATTTAGAATCATCTCTTTGTTGTTCCATCTGTTTGTTGTTGTGTCCTTCCTTGCACCGAGTGGTTTAAGTCTTGATAATATTGGCGACTTATCAAAAAATGCTTTTATTCTGATTGTCCATGCGTTTAAGTCATCACTTCCTCCTGCAATCAATAACTGCTCCATAATTTTCTTTTTCTTTCCGTGTTCTTTTTCATAAAATGGATTATATGGTTGGTAATCTGCAAGGTATATCGTGAACCATATTCCTACGAGTTCTGTCTTACTGTGGCCTCTTGGCAGTTGTTGACATGTTCTTTGATTTGTCCACATTTCATCGTATACTTCTCTATAGAATTCTTCTTCCTTAAATTCGAGTTCCATTACTGGTGCAAGGAAGTTTCGCACATAAGTTATAAATTTCTCGTAGGTTGGTCCTATTCCGAGTTCTGTTTCCATGTTTGGGTCACACATAACATGAATAATCCTTTCTACATCACTTATCATTTTACATTAATTAATCTGGTGTGGTCGTGTTTTTCATAACATCCCCCACATTGGAAATATCCTTTTTTTATGTAATTTAAAACTTTAAGAACCAACTCTGCCCTCATGATAGTTATTCCCCCTACATGTGCCTGTTCTTTAAAATACTTAACTTCTCTTTCCCAATATTTAATCATTCCATCCAGTTCTTTTTCTGATATCATTCTCTTTTCATATCCAATAATTTTTTTCTTTGTTCTGGTGTTAATAAGTTATATAAATCTTTGTCTGTTGCCTGAATTATTAATTGAGCCTGTTCATCTGGGAGTGATTCTATTAATCCAGTTCCCTTACATATTTCTATGTAATCTCGCATACCTCTTAATATGTCACGACTTGCTTTCCTAGATAGTTCGTTGTCTGTTGAATGTGCTAATCTGTTTAATTTCTTTAATGCAGAAGTTCCTGCAGAGTCAAGGATTCTTTTTACTTCATTTAAATCAAACTTCCAATCTTCCCTTAACCACTTCTGTTTCCAGTCGCTTATAGTTTGTCTTGGAATGCCGACTTTTTCAGAGTATGCAGTTTCGTTTAAATTCCAAAAACCTACTGACTCAAGCATTTCGCAGAATTCTTTATATTGTTCTGCCCTCTTTCCGTTTAATTTGCCGATTTTTTTTACCTCATTTCAATTGTGTCTATTACTCTTATTTTTGTTATTCCTGCATCTTTTAAAATTTTATTTAATTCTGATTCTGCAGATATTGATGTCTTTGATTCTATTTCTGCCTCTGCAGTTATTAATATGTTATATTTCATAATTTTGTTGCCTTTTGTTCTGTATAATTTTCCCATCTTTCTATCATTGCCGATACAAACTTTGGGTCTATGTCTATTGCTCTGCACTTTCTGTGGGTGTCTTGTGCTGCAATAATACTCCAACCACTTCCACAAAATGGATCCATTACTATTTGGTTTATTTCTGTTGAGTTTCTTATAAATCTTTTAGCCAGTTCTACTGGTTTTTGTGTTGGATGGATATAATTCCCTGCGAAGTCTTTTTGTATCCTTATTATGTCACTTGATTCATTTATGCCTACTAATAAATTAACTAATTCTTCTTTCTTTAGGTTATCAAATTCACTTATGGTTCTGTTGAGTACTGTTTTTTGTGCTCTGTCTATGTTTTCTTCAATCATTTTTCTTTGCCCTCTATTTCTAAATTACACAATTTTTCAAATAAGGGGTCTTCATAAATCTCTTGAGGGGATAATTCTGCAAATTGTTCTTCTGTCCAACCATTAATTTCTTTAAGTATCAACAAATATACTTTTTCTGCTAATTCTTTATTCATCTTTGCCCTCCTTTTCGTTAGAAAAGTCTGAAGAGTCGTTAGACTCTTGTGATAATTGTTTTATTCTTTGTTCTATGTCTTTTTTTATTATTGCAGAGATTACTTCTCCACCATATAAATCAATATCGGTTTCTTCTTTTATTCCTTTTTCAAGTTCAATTATTCGTTTTAATTGTGTATTCAAAAACTCTATTTCGTCTTGGACTAATAACCATTTAGTTCCTGCTATTTTAGTATAATCTGTTATACTTAATTCTTCTGTTGTTTTAATTGTTGGTTTCATTCTTTGCCCTCTAATTCATTATATAACTTATTTAATAATTTTTGTTGATTTTCAATATGTTCTTTCATTGTTTGGTTCATGAGTTTATTTCATTCCATGCAATTTCTAATAGTGAATTTATAATATCTTCAAACGTTTCACATTTTGGTGGACTATTAGCATCACGTAATCTTTCATCCCAATAATTATTAATATTTTGTAATTTTTCTGTTGTTGTTGTTGATATTGTTATTTGTATTGTATCTTTCATTCTTCCAACCCCCTGAACCAAACTTCAATATATTCTTGTGATTCTTTGCTACAAGTAACTCCTTTATTTAGAAAAATTAGTAATTTTTCTCTTATCTTCTGGTTATCTGTTGTGTGTTTTTGAATAGTGCCATCTGTATATAAAAGTTGTAGTGTATCAGGCATCAATTCTGTTTCTCTATACCTATATCTTATTACATCCTTATCTTTCAAACTCGGATGTGTTTCGCTTATTGGTTTTTCTTCACTCATTTTAGTTCCTCATCTTTTATTTTTATTTCTTTGCCCTCTTTTAGTTCAGTTAGTCTTATCTCGACTATGTCTATTCCTTTGTAACTTATTTTTTTTCCTTTAATACTATCATCTTTCTCGCTTTTCATTATTTCATAAGCAGTCGGAATGATTGTATCAATGGTGCAGATATCTGGGCGTTTTCCGTTTAGTAGTTTTCCTTCTGTTATGATTGTTCTGCCTTCTTTTAATAAATCATAGGCGACTTCGAGTTTCTTCTTTTCGTGTTCTATTGTGTTGCCTGTATTTATTGCTATTATTTTAGAATACTTTGGTCCTGCAATGTGTCTTTTAGCCATAGGGTCAAATAACCTAAGGTTTTTATTTATGGTTTCTTGAGTATTCATCGATTAATTCCTCTAATACTTCCCAGACTTTTTTTCCAGATTTTTCTACTTGTTTTGTGAATTTCTTCCACTTACTATCTTTTCCCCTAAAGGTAATTACTTTATTTCTCTCCATAATTAAGGTGTAATACGTATTACTTTAAATAACTTTCGTTTTTAATCTATTTCTACTATGAATGCATTCTTGGCCTTTTCTTTTCTTTCTATTAAATCTTTGTTTGCTTTTTCTATTTCTTCGGGCGATGCCTCAGAAATAAATAATTTTCCACAGAGACTGCAGGTTTTTCTTTCCCATTCGTTTTCGTGCCAACAATCAATGCATCTCTTTAGTTTAATGAATTTAGTGCCTGGCATTTTTTACACCCAAGACTTTAAAATGTTTGATGATCATCTTTCTTATTCCTTCTGAATTTGGGAATGTTTCATCTATTTCAAGGATTAGTTCATCTACTGCAGATTTTATATCTTCACTAAACCATGCAATCCCTGTTTCTTTGCTGATTTCTTTTCCTTTAAAGGTTATAAACTCCCCAAATGTGTTGAATGCATTACTTTTTTTTAACATCTTTCCACCTCAATTCTTACTTCGCATTGTTCTGCCATGTATTGACATTCTTTCCATTTCAGATAATGTTTCTTGCCCATTTCTCTGAAATATTCTGAATCTGTCATAACTTTGTCCCTCACTAAGAAATTAACAAGTTTACTTACTGTTATTCCTGATTTTCTTGCCCTTTCTTCTAACTTTAAAAGGACTATCTTGTCGAAGTTTATTGTTTTTGCTGCTTTTTCTATTAAGTTGTCTTTTTGTTCATCTTTTTTTCTCATTTTTTGCCTCCTTTTCTAATTTCTAATAATTTTCTAATATTTTTTTTATTGACTACAATTTCTTTGATTTTGGTTATTTTATTATTTTTTTATTATATTTCTAATTCATAAAAACTATACATTTATAAAGAAAAAGCACTTTTATAATTTTTAGGTTGTTTTTAGTGCTTTTTTTTTATTTTCTTTTTGTATTATATTAATATTATATTAACTTTTTTTAGTAACTATAATCTCAGACTTTTTAAAAGTTTTGAAATTATCCCTTTTTTCTTTGAGGTTCTTGTAATCTATTGGATCCTTTCCATCTATCTTTCGGATTCTGTTTATAAAAATAAAATATTCCTCATGAACTTTCTCTTGGTTCTCTGGTTTTACTTCTATTAAGTCTTTCAATCTTTCCAAATACACCTGAAATTCATTAAAATATTTTGTTTCTTTGTTCATTTAAACATCTCCTTAAATATTAAACTTACTACATTTACTCTTTGCAAGACAAGGCGATATTCCTCCTTTTCTTATCCTTAATCCTTCATCGTTTCTATAATCTGCAATATCTACGCATTTTGGGTCTTTATAATCTCTTGATAGTATGGTTGATGATATATTTTTTTGTATTCTCTTCTTTTCTGCATTAAATTTTGAATAAAGGATTTTATTTATTTGAGTTTCAGTTAAATAATATTTCTTATATACTTCAGGTTCAAGTATATCTTTTATAAAAATCTTTAATTTCCTTTCTTGGGGAAATTGAAATTTAAAGGGTTCATCTATGTCTTTCCTGATGCAGACAAACCATACCCTCTCTCTATTTTGTGGGATTCCGAAGTCTTTGCTGTTTAAAACTTTCCAATAAACATTATAATTAATCCTCCTAAGTTCTGAGATTATCTTATCAAATGTTTCTTTAAATCTTTTTGTTGTTAATCCTTTTACATTTTCAAGTAACATATACTCTGGTTGTTTTATTTCTGCAATTCTTATAATCTCGTAGAAAAGAGTTCCTCTTGGGTCTGCTTCGCCGAGTCCTTTACCTGCAATGGAGAATGATTGACAAGGAAATCCACCAGTTAATAAATTAAAATCTGGCAGTTTGGTTGGTTCTATTTGTTTTATATCTCCTAATCTTAATTTATTTTCTTTGTCATCTGGGCAGTGGTTTTGTTTAAAACATTGATTAGCATATTTGTCTATATCACTATAGGCTACAACCTTATGTTTTAGTCCTAACTTTTTTAAGGCGAAGGTAGCTGTGCCATAACCTGAGAAAAGTTCTAATATTCTAATTTCTCCACTTGGGTTTAACATATTTTTCTCCAATTTCTTTCATGTCTTTTTCAGAAAAGAAATCATTTTTAATCAAATTACATCTAGCACAACACAAACAAATGTTTCCTTCTTCATATCCTTTTTTAGGATTTATTCGGTCTATAGTGAGTCTAAATATGTTTATATTAGGCATCATTTTCTTATTTTTTTCTATATCTTCCATTTTTATTCCACAATAGACACAACTTTTATTTTGTAAATTATACCACTTAATAAAAAACTCTCTGCTCATAGAAAAGGGAATATTATGTGATATTGCGTTACATCTTTTCTTAGAATAAATAATACTTGGATTTCCTCCAACTATTTTATTTCTATAATTTGAATAATAATTATTCATTGTTCCCCACATTTTTATGATAGATTTTTCTGTTGTTTTCTTACAACATTTTTTACATTGAGAAGTATATCCTCTCCTCTTATCTATATAAAACATATTTACATTTAATTCTTCTTTACATTTTGAACATATCTTTCTTTCCATATTTATTCCATATAAGATAAGTATTTAAATGTTTGTATATCAGAGTAACCCACTACTTCGTGTTCTATACCTAATCTTTTAAGTGCAAAGCAATCAGTGCCATAACCACTAAAAAGACTTAAAACTTTAATATTCTCTTTTTCCATTTAACCTCCCACAGAGAGAACAAGCCTCAAGATGATTACTCTCCCTTACATCTGTTGAATATCCTGCAGAAGTTGATTTATTAGGCACTATGTATTTGTTGCAAGTAAAACACTTTATACTTGTTCCTTGTTTTATGAAGTCATGTTGTGTGGTGTAAACTCTATATGTTCCACAATTTGTGCATCTCACTACGAAGTATTTTGTTATTTTCATTCTCTTATAAAATCCTCATCTTCTTTTTTTATTTTTAAATCAAAATCACGAATACAATCTGCACACGCCCAGACACTATTTTTTGTTAGTTTGTCATGTAAGTGGTATATTGTCTTTTGTTTTTCTGAATATTGGTGACTGCAAAGAGGACAAGGCCTCAATATTTTTCCTATTATCTCGTATCTTGTTGTTTTCATTTTAGTATTCCAAATAATCCCCTTAATCTGACACCTTTTTCTTTTAATTCTTTGGCCATATGGTTCCTATGTTTAACAAAAGAGACAGATTTTTTGTCATAATATAAAGGAATTAACTCTATTTTTGATTTTTCCATCATATTCCCCTCATTGTTTTTTCTGCGATTTCAATTGGATATGCATCTTCTATTGGTACTCCATAGGCAAACACATCATTTTCTCCTGAAAGCGTTTTAAACGGCTTGTAAGCGTTTATTTTTTTAGCTGGTAAGTAACCCACAATATAAGCAAAATCTGCCGATAGTGGCTCTCTGGCGTTCAATAACACCCATACATAATAATCTGCGTGGAGTCCTACCTGGTCTACATGCACACATAACTTGAAAGTATCTGTTATTTGTTCTACAGGTAATATCCTTAAATTTGTTTTAACATCCCATTTTTTTCCATTTATTAAGAAGTCGAAGTCATCACTTTCGCCGAATTTGTCGTTCTGCCATTTGCCAAATATGTCTATTTTCTTTAAATACTCTGCGAATATTGCCTCTCCCATGTATCCTGTTATGTTATTATTTCGCCAATCAGAGTTAAATCTGCTTACTAAATTACAATTTTTTAAAGATTCTTGCAGTTTGTCTGTTTGGTTTATTGCCCATTTATTTATTTCATTCGTTATTCTTATCTTTTCCAAAAAAATCACCTATCTTTTTGTTATTTTTTTCTGCCTCATGGCTTCCTACTTTTTCTTTAATCATTTTGTTCTCTCTGGGGGTAGATATCGGAAATCTCGGAGGCTTCCATAGAATTCGTGACATCTACCCTATCCAGGTTATTCTTTCTTAAGTATATTTTACATGCGAGTATATGTTCGCATTCTTTATTGATATTCATAGCATGATTCCATCTGATTGGTCTTTCTTTTCCTTTCTTCTTTGCAAGATAACATCTCCTTTCGTAGTTTTCACTTGTTTCTCCTGCATCACATAACCACCCTTTGTTGTTTAATGTTATTCGTACTTCGTTTCCTTCATATTTAATCAAAAATAAAAAAAGCAAAGGATCCTCTCTTGAAACTTCAAGCTGTACATATTTCGAGAGGGTCCTTGCCTTTAGTATTTCGAGTCGGTTCATTTTAGGGTTTTTTGTGTATTTTTTAAAACAATCTCTACCTTATCTTTTTCGTTGAATCCATCTATTCTTTCTTCAGTCTTTATTGTCACCTTTGTTCCTTCTGCGTTTGTCATCTCTGTACTCCACATTTCTTCCCCATCTATTCCTTCTGCCCAGACTTGCTTTCTTTCAATCTTTTTTATTTTAAGATTATAATTTGCTTGTGCCATTTTAGTATTCTATTTCCTCCTCTCCTTCCTGTACCACAATCTCTACTTCTTGTTCTGGCAATGGTTTCTTTTCTTCTAATTTTCCTATTAAAATAAATTCTACCCATTGTTCTATTTCTTTGACAGTTCCTGTATGCAGTGGTGTTCCTGCAGAAATAAATGCACATGCGACATGAGTTCTGATTTTGCCTTTTATTTCTTCTGTATCTGATTGTTGTCCTGTTTTGGCCTTTATTATCTCTGATGCAGTTATATCTTTGCTTGGTGCAGGTGCTTCTGCGAGTATCTTCATTGTTCCTTTGATTATGCTTCCACTTTTTCTGCCATCTTTCTCATTTATTCTGCTTTCGAATTGCACATGGCTTCCTTTTGGTATGCTGGTTACTATTGTTGCGAATTCTTGCTGAAATGTTCCTGCCTTCAAAGATACTTCTTCTGCCCATATAGAATGCCAGATTCCATCTATTTCACAGCTTATCTTTGCCCAAGATTTCCCAGTGCCTGAAACACCAGTTTTTGGTTCTGACCATTTATTTATAGTTCCTTTTATTGTTTCGTTCATTCTCTCCTCCTTGCGATGGCTTCTGCCTCGCTTATGTTTTTTATTTTTATAATGTTGTTGAAATCTCTCTCTTTTATAATTAATCCAGATTCTATTTGTTTGTCGTACCAACTTCTTATTGTGCTTACTGCAGTTCCTGTTTGTTCTGCTATCTTTGTAAAGTTAGGCTCCCAGTTATCTGGATCCATTAATGCTTCAATTCTTTCCATCTTTATTCCTCCACTAAATCTCCAAAGATTTCTCTAATATCCTCTTTAATCACTAACACTCCACGAGAACGCCCAATGTAGTTGTCAAAGATGTCGTCGCCATAGACACGAAAGACAGAGTCGCTGCAGTCAAACCAGACAGCCCACTTCTTTCCATCTGGATTGATGCACCAAAACCAACCATTTAATATGTCTAAATTAGAATACACTTCAGGATTATTACATCTTAATTCTTCTGCTTTGTATGTTGTCAGATACTTATATCCTTTAGGTAACTTTTCTCCTTCTTTGATTATTTTAATTGTTGTTTTCATTCTTTTACCTCTTGATTATTTGCATTTGTGTATCATTGTTTAGCCAGAGCCATAGCCAGAGCCATAGCCAGAGCCATCGCCAGAGCCAGAGCCATCATTTACTGTTGCCATATCTTAACTCCATCAATGCTCTTTTTAGCTTTTTCTGTAACATATAATACTTCAATAACTTCTGTCAATTCAACTTTTTCAACTTCTACAGGAAATTTACAGGTATCTGGAGTTTTTGTTCCATCAACTGCTAATTGCGAAAGACTTGACGCACCAGTCCAATACCATAATCTTCTTGCATTGAGTATTGTTGCTTCTTTACCAACTCTGCTCTTTAAAAATCCTGCAAATACTCCTGCTGAATAAGTTCTTACGATAACATAAGGCATCTTATTCTTTCCTTTTGCTGTTGTCAATTCTTTTAAACTATCTTTTGGAATATATTTTATTCCATCTATTGTAATTTCTTTGTTTTCCATATTTTTTCTCCGTTGATTATATATGCTACATCTTCTCCGTGTTGTTCCTCGAAGTCTATTACTTCTTGTTCATACATTCTTTCAGTATAAATTGAGTTTTCTTTCATTTTTCCCTCCAATATTCTTTTAATTTTTGATATAATGATTTTCCTTCTGGTTTCCCATTCCTCAGTGGATTTCTGTCGTATTGAATTGCCATGATAATAAAACCAGCAGAGGTTTCCGAATTTCCAAGGTGATGAAATGACTAACTTTGACCTCTGCTGGAAATGGATTATAATTCTATGTTGTATTGTATGTATGTCTTTCCATCGTATGTATCTCTTTTGGCGATGAAGTTTTCTTGACTTAAAAATAAAACAAAATTTTTAAGTATTTCGTCTTTTTCTTCTTGGCTTAGATTAATTATCATTTAATTCACCCCTTTCTTTTCTTAACCAGTGAGGTCCTTTGATGGCCTCTTTGATTTGTCTTATCTTTTGATTAATCTTTGGTTTTTCTTCTTCTTTTGCATCTTCAAGGAATAATAATTGATTATCTAACCATTCCCTTAATTTGTTATTTTGAATACTTGCTTCCCATATTGATTGGCTTGTTGGTTTGTGTGTTTCTGCAAGTTTTTGGTATTCATTGGTTGAGCATTCAAGACATATACATGTTCTTATTACTCCATCGTCTTGCCTATGAAATGCCTCGTCTTTGCATACATAATTGTCACAGACTCTGCATTTAAATGCCCTGATTAAGTCCTCATCACAGTATTTGTTTTCCATTTTAGTCCTCCTTAAATACCCATGCCATTGCATCCCCATCATAGTGCAGGGTGCAGTCAGTTTGTAGTTCTTCATCAAGTAATTCTTTTAATTTTTTAAGAATTGTTTGGTTTTTGTTTAAACTCATTGTTATATCGATTGATATGTTTGGGCCTAATGGTATTTTTCTGTTGATTTCGTGGGCAAGGCATATTGCACAGATTTCTGTTCCGTCTGTGTTTACTGCTTCCCCTATTTTGACATCATAGTATTCTTTACATCTTGGGCATAACCATTTGGTTCTGCCTTGTTTTTTTGCTGCAGTATAATTATTGTTTGCCATTTGGATCCTCCAGTTTTAACATCTTTCTGATTTCTTTGATTGCTTGTTTTGTTGATGTTCCTTCCAAAAATCCGAGTTTATAACAATCTTCTTTGGATAGTACCATCGTGACTCCGAGTTTTGTTTCTTCGATGGTTTTGGTTGTTCTTTCTTTGTTTTGGTTCATTAATTTGGGTTTTTTTTCCATTGTTTGCCTCCGAGATTCGTAATCTCTACATGTAGAATGGTGTCCTTATTTATAAAACTTTCGTTTATTTTGCTGTTTTTCGGTAAGAAATAGCCAAAATTCACCCAAAAACTATGAAATAGTGAAAAAAGAGGGAAGGAGGACTTTGGGGGTGTCCCAATTCAACTTGGAGAGAAGAACTCTTGCCCCCCTTCCCATACGCCAATAAATAATCAGTTATATTAATTTTCTTTTAATAATTTCATAACTGCATTAATACCTACTGCAAAAGCACCTGCCAACCAAACTTTCCAATCAAAGACAATTCCTGATGTAAGATATATTGAAATTTGAGTTAAAAATGCACCGCCAAAAGCTATTAATGCACCTTTTAATATTTTTTTCAAATCTACATTATTTAATTCCCATTTTGCACTTTGTTCTTCTTTCATATTTTTTCCTCCTAATTTTTTTTATGGAACGCTTTCCAAAATATTCACATTACTATGATTTGTAGTCCTTCTTTGTCCACCTGAAGTAACCCAAACACACCAATATTCATATTGTCCTGATGGAACATTTGTATCTGAGGTATCTAATTCAAATATTGCAGTCCCTTCTGCACCACTTGTTGTCACATCTGCCTCTTTGGTTATTCTTATTGTTGCTTCATCTATTTTTTTAAAATAAATCGTGACTGTGTCTGCACTTATATCTGGTGTTGTTCCATTTAAAGTTATATTAACATTAAAATTCTTTGAATCTCCTTCATAAGAATCTGTTAATGTCATTTTATTCCTCCTCAATATCTATTGATAATTCATCCTCTACAATTTCTGTAGTTAGACTATCTTCATTTATATCTGCAACAATAGAGTCTTCTGTTATTGCAACATTCAAATCTTCATAAAGATAAGTATTAGGTCTTTGTAATGCTATTGATAATATTTGTTTTTTACTCATATCAATATTACCAGAGTAATCCTCATAACCTTGTTTTGTTATCTCTAATGAATATTTGTCATAAGTATCTGTTGATACATTTTGATAAGTTCCATTTACTGGGTCAAGATAATGTTTTAAATAAATCAATTCTTGATTTGGTATTTGTCCGTTTTCATCTGTTTCGCCAGAATAAACTTCTTCACCATCATGTTTAATAATCACACTTGCATCTTCAATTAAATCTCCATCTGCATTTGTCAATGTTAAACCAAGAGTATATTTCATTTGGAAAGTCCAATTACCTACTGCTCCTTTTCCACCATAAGTAATTCTTGATACTTTTGGACTTCCAGTTCCTTTTTTAACTATTTTTAATCTACACCAAATATATGTTAATCCATTTACTACACTTGATGTGTAAGTATTCACAGTTTCAGAGAATGGCCAGTATTGTCCATTTTGTGAGAAGTTATTTGAAGTATCTTTTACTTCTGTTGAAGTAAGCCACCCATCTATTGAATTATAAAACTCCCATTCATATTCATAATCATTTGTTGTGTTTGCTAATATGAATAAATATAAACCAAATCTGCCATTAGTTCCATTCATAGCAAAATAATAATAATCTCCCACATCTCCATCTAATGGCATCTCGTGTTCTGTATCACTACATTCAGTTGTATAATCAGTAAAAGTCCCTTCACTTACATCATTATACAATACTTTTGAAAATGTAGTCTCACCTGCATTTGGATAATATAATAAATTTGGATAACTTGATGTATTTAAAGGAAGTGGTGTTACTGGGTCAATAAAGACTATATCCATATCGTGCCCCATTGAATGGTTAAACTGAAATACAGAGGTAGTTGAAGTTGTCGGTTCCCAATCCAAATCTCTTGCAGTAAAACCTAAATTATAAATAAATCCCCATCTTGGATTGAATACTATTTTATTACCTGAAAAAGGATTAGGTAGTCCATTCATTAACCACAGACTTGATTCAAAAATGTTGTTATTCATTGTGCTGGCATAATATGGATTAAGATTAAAATTTGAAATGATATTTGCATACCATTCTCCTTCTATTGCAATATATCCTGTTCCTTTTCCCTTCATAAAAGAATTATATATTTTTGTTTGACTTGAACTGGTGAACTGAAAAGCATTAGCTAATGAATGATTAATCATCCACCCACCATCTTTTCCTAACTCTCCTACTTTTTCTCCCATAGTTAAATAAGAATAATTACTTCTACCACACCAACCACTAGCACCATAAACTTCTCCACAACCTTGATGAAAGCCCTCTTTTTTAACAAGTAATCTTGTATAAGTCCAGAAATTAATTTGTCTGAAATCATAAGTTGCAAAATCATAAGCTGTGTTATGAAATCCACCCATCTTCGTAATTCCTGTTAAATAAGGATAGTTTGTTTTCATATATTGGTATATTTCTTCAAGTGTGCAAGGTTCTTCATCTGTATAACCGGAGATATAAAGAGTTGCATCTCTTGGCAATACTGAATTTGTTCTTCCACCTTCACTTATAGAAGTAAAACTAACTAATCTACATCTTACAAAATAATAAGCAGTAACACCATTTACAGAGGGGGGATAGGCATTATAAGGCAATCCTGTCCAGAAAGCATTTGCTCCTGTTGTTGTAAATCCATTAGTGTCATCTTTTTGTGCAGGTAGTTCTCTCCAAGAAAATGTTACTCCATCTTCATTTCTTCCATAATATTCCCAAGCCAATACTACATCAGTTCCAACTAATGCAGTTGAAATATCAAAGTTAATTTTCCCAAACATATAATAAGGGTGAATACCAAAATAAATTGCATCATTTACAGTTGGCGAATCCTCAAATAAATCAGTAGCACCTGTTACTGTAATAGTGCTGAAAGTAGTTCCACCATTTGTTGCTCTAAATAAATAATTCAGATATGTTTGTCCACCTATTGCGAAAGAGAGGGTTCCCATTTTAACTTCCTATCCTCACATCTATTTCATCTTCTGTTATATCAACATTTAAGTCTTCATATAAATAAACATTTGGTTTCTGCATTGAGATTATTGTTGTTGTTTTTTCTGTTAAAGGCAATACTCCAACATAAGGTTCATAGCCATTTTTAGTGATTGTAATTGTGAATGGAGTAAAATAATTATAAGTAATTGTTGCACTTGTTCCATTCCTATAAAAGCAAGTTTCCATTACTTTACATTCACTCATATCACCATTTGAGTCTGTCATTAAATAATCATTTAATTCTTCAAATTTAACATAAGCATTTGCACCGACATAATGTCTTTTTCTTGTGTTTAATTGTCCTCTTTCTACATTTATTGTTGTGCCACTTGGTTTTCCTGTTACTTTCATTACTTCTGCTGCGATTCTATAATACTTACCTATTGTAAATCCTGCTGAACTATTAACTGTGATTGTTGTTGCACTATCTGTTGTTAGTGCATTAATATACATAGTTGTTGGTTGATATAGGGAGTTCTGTCCATAAGAGTCAGTTAATTCTATCTTAGCATCTTCAATAGGGTTGCCATCTTCATCTACTACTTGTAAATTAAATCTATTGCTATATACTTGTCTTAAATGATAATCATAAGACGCGTAACCTTGAAAGTATGAAACAGGAGTATATTTATTATTATTTGGGAATTCACAACCTATTACTTCAAAATATCCGTGATATACTGAAGTTCCACTTGCAACACCTATACCCATCCAAGTTCCATCAGAGTTTTTAATATCAAATGTTGAGTCTTCAAGTATTGGATAATATGTTGGGTCTACTCTTACCCAATTTCTAAAATATATATTTTTATAAACTGCATTTGCATTAGATAATAAATACTGAACATCTGGCATACTTACTCTTTCATAATTGCCATAATACCTATTATAAACAGTGCAATTAAAGATAATATTAAAATTCTGACTACCTACACCATTTGCTCCAAAATATTGCATCCTGTATTTATTTCTATAAGTTTTAGTTGCTGAATTTGTATACATAGTAAACATCACATTATTAATCTCTGAACCTGCAACTAATGAACCGAAAGTGAATGTTCCTTGCGACATATTTGAAGTATAAAATTCAATCTGCGAACTTAAATTTGATGCCTTATAAACTGCATCTGCATTAATTACCCATTTTGCAGCGTAGTTATAATCATTAAATCCAAAGTTAAATGTTGGCACTTCTGGAGTCCCAAATTGCAAACTTTGCCCTGTTATTGTGATAGTTGATGCAGAGTCTATAAAAAAACCATAAGGAAATGTATATTTTCTATCTCCATCAAATAACACCATATCTGGATAACCTGCTGATACTGCTCCTGTGTATAATGATGCTGGTGTTACAGACTCTCCTTCAATAACTATTGAATATCTTCTTGCTACAGCATGACCTGAATGAAATGTCATGGTATTGGTAATATTGTTTACTGCTGTTAATCTCGCTCTTATCCATATTAATCTATGTGTTTGTGTGGAATAAACTAATGGGTAGAATACTTCATCACTTGGTTTAGTCCAAGTAACAATCCCATAATTTTTTAATCCATTTGTGCCATCTACTATGTCAGGTAATTCAACCCAAGCACTTCCATTATAATATTCCCAAACTAATGTATGTGAAGTAGATGCTAACCCAATAAAATAATTTGACTGAAATTCTATTCCTGTGAATTGTCCTGCGTCTGTTGTAAAATATATTGCATCATTAACTACAGAAGTTGGAGTAAAAGGATATGTCAAACCATAAGCCAAATTGGTGAATACAGTCCCACCACTTGTTGCAAGTGCTGTATAACACTGCTGTGATGCCCTGAATCTATTATTATAGTAAATTGTCATAATTACTCCAATAATCTTTTTAAGTCCTCAATTCTCTGCTTGTTCATATAATATGGGTGTGTCATTTTGCCTTCCATTATTAATTCTTCATCAGTTGGCTCTTTTAGTGTATGTTGTTCAAGTTGTTCTATTTCTTTCCTTATATTATCCTTAGGGTCTTCAATTTTTACTAATTTAAAACCTTCTGGACATTTGAATTCTTTTATATCCATCTTAATTCCTCCTATTCCACAGGGCAGTTTTCTTTACACGCAAATTCTTTTATAGTTTCTGTATCTTTGCCTGGATGTTCTGTTGTCCATGCTATTCTTGGTTTGAATATTTTGTGTATGTCTTCTTCAAGATAATACACACTTCCGATTTTTATATAAGTTGCCATTTTGTTACCTCACCATGCCCTCACTCCAAAGAATTTAATGCTCGGATAACCTGCTGTTGGAGAGCTTGTCTTTGGAATTAATTTTACTATCATCGTATCTGGTTCTGCTGTGAATGCAGTAAAATTGCTTAATGCATGATAATCAAGCCAACCAGTATCTTCTGTTCCACCTGTTCCTGTTAATTTATATTGAATATTTGCACCAGTTTCCCAATCTTCTACTATTGCATCTCCTACTGCATGAGATATTGTTGCTGGAAATGTTCCACTTGGGATTGTGTGAGTTATTTCAGACTCTGTTGTGGTGTTTGTTTGAACGACTACAGATACAATATTATTTGCAATATCTGTTCCACCACCTTCATCACTTATAAAATTTATATTTGTTCCTATATACGGATAACTTGCTGAGGTATTATAAGCTCGTGTATAAGAAGAACCCGACTTATCAGCAGTAATCTTATAATCTATTCCTACATACATTGGAAGTGGTTTTGAGAAAGTAGCAGTATGACTGGAGAAAGTTGCAGTCCCTATTAAAACATCATCTTCATCATACAGATATGCTTTTGTTGCTGTGCAATCTGAATCTTTTGTTACACTAATTAAAACACTATCAACATCTACAGTAACTACATATCCTTTTTTAATTAAAGCTGATCTTTGTGTTTCCATTGTTGCTTCAGCTGTTTCTGTAATGCTTGAACCATCACCCAAAAAAGTTGTATATTTATTTATATAAAATAATGCAGTTGCACTTGCAACACTATCATCTCTGCCACCATTATCAATATAAGCATCTCCCCAAGCATCTGTTTGGTTTTTTGAATAAACTCCTTCTCTGTCTATTAGTGTTCTTCCTAAGTTTTTAATTTGAAGTGTCATTTCTCTGGCAATTGCATTAAAATAACCTGCTTCTAATTCATCATCTGTTTCTACACTTGCCAAATCTTCCCATGTATTTGCCATTTTAAACCTCCGTGTCGATTACTGGCTGTAATTCGAACTCATCTGTGCTACTTTTACTTTCTGCATCGAACACTATGTGAACATGCATATTTCCTGCTGTATCAAATAATCCTAATTCAGATATATTAAAACCTGTTCCTGCAGTTGAACCAAGTCTGCTTCTAAATGTTGCCCAATAGTTTGTATCATCTATGCTTGGGTAACCTGTAGAATAACTCTGTGTTAAGTCTGAGCTTTCCCATTGTCTTAATAAATCTGTTACTATATCTCCTGCAACGAACTCGTCTGTTGCATTATTTGTTATAATCCTTATCTGATAATCATTTAAAGTTCCTGGTGTTCCATTTACTGTCCAAGTGGATAATAAACCAGTTCCACCAAGAAAGTTCCATCCTGTTGCTAAATCCGAAACTTCATAAACTTTTGAATAATAATTTGTTGTGCTATCTGCACCTATCCTGAATTCAAGGCAAGTGCCAGAAGTAAAAAATTTAGCAAGAGCAGTTGCATCTTTAATATAAAACCAAATGCCTATATATTTAGTAGCATCACAATTAGTTCCAGCAGAAGCAAGATCAGCAATAGTCCATATTTTTGTTGCATTTGTATCATTGGCTATTAAGTTTTGTGCAGTATTATCTGTTACAGATGCACCTTCTTTGTAAGTTGTAGTATTATCTGTGCTATTAGTTCCTCCACTACTTCCTGTGAATGTGTTACTGCCATCATCACATACTGTGCCATTACCTATTGGTATTGGTATTTCTATTGATGTATCTGTAGATATAGGATTTGTTGTTCCCATGCCTATTCTTATGAGTGTTGGTGGAAGATAACTTGAACTTGTAAGATATCTATGTAAGTCTGCTTTTCTTCCATAATCTGTGATACATGCTCCTGTCATTTTAATAATTAACCTCCTGTTCTGTGCTCCAACTTCCTGCACTTCCTACTGTTGCACCGACTATCCCATTAACTGGGTGTCCTACTATCCATGCAGTGCCTATACTTCGTTTTCTTAATCTATAACTTTTTGGTTTAAGATATTTTGTTGCAGTTAATTCAATAAGGTGTCTTAATAATTCGCCGAGACTTGAATCTTTTCCTTCTAATGAATTAAGTCTTTCGTTTATTGTATTGAATAAATCTTGCACATTAAATTGTTCTGAACCAATTTTAACTACATCGAAAGGGTCTGGATAGTTTATTGTTACTCCATAAACTACATACTCGCCATCATAGGCAGAATTGTTTGCATCAGAAAATGTTACTTTCATTCCTGGTTTAATATTATATTCGTCTGTGAATATATTTGTTGAGAGTGGTGCAAATGCAAGAAGTTCAAGTAGTTGCGAGAGTCTTGTTGTTGCATCCTCTACTGTTTGGATATCATCAAATTTAAAACTATCTTCTTGGGTTAATCCATATAAATCTATTGACTCTTGGCTTTTTCCTGTTACTGTTCTTGGCACTTTTGCAGTATAAGTCATTATTATTGCTTCGCCAAGTGCAGGAATACTTGCGGTTTCAAATGTATAAGTTTTATTGTCTTGGTCAATTGTGTAATCATAAGTTTCTGAACCACCTGCGACTCCTTGTTTCATTAAATTTCCATCTACTGTCAAGTTTGTTGAAACTGGTGTATATGTGAAGTTAAATGTTGAAGTTGTTCCATCTCCTATTTCATTTTCTTGTCTTGTATCTAATTCAGACGCACCCTCTACATATAGTTTATTTCTTACACTTTCAAGGTCTTCATCCCATTTTGGAATATTAAATACATTTGTGCCGACTATTAAATCTGTGCCATAGCTTACATATCCCTTTGGCTCAAATCTCACATAGTCATTATCATAGTCATAGTAAAAAAACCAATTAAGAATTTTTGCCAGAGTGTTCAATCTGTTTAATCTGTCTTTTCTGTTTGATATAAATTTTTCTATGGTTATATCTGAACTGCCTGTGCCTGAATCAACCACACTTGCAGTAAAGCCATAATCTTCTACTATGTCTTTAAAGATTGCAGAAACTTCTCCTGCTTCTGCGTCTATGTTAATATCATAACTTTTTGTAAATAAACTATGTTTAAACTGCTGCATTTTGTCTTTGCATTTTAAAACATAGTGATTGCTTTCTTGGTCATAGCTTATTTGTTTTACTTCTCCTCTGAATTTATAATTGTCTGTTGAAGTTACTGTGCCTCTACTTATTATTATCTCTTGGCCAACACTTGGTGTTTTAACTGCTGTTACTGTTGGTGCAAGAAGTATCTCTGCAGTGTTTCCAGACTCTCCACTTCTATTTAATTCTATTTTTGAATCTGCGAGGACATAGTCTACAACATCTACACCATCTAATTCAAATTTATAAATTAATGTTGAAGTCATACACTTGCAACCTCCATCATTAATAAACTATAAATAAGCCTGTTTGGGTCTTTATAACTTCTGTTCCAAGTAAAATCTATACAATGCACATTGTGTAAACTTCCAATACTTGTTGTTAATACTTTTACTGCCATTGTCCCTTGATTTGCCCAGAGCTCTATGGTATCTACAAAATCTTTTAATTTTGCATCTTGTCCTGTTCCACTAAATGTTGAACCATCTTGTGCTCCTTGTATTAAAAAAATCTTTTTCTTTCCTAACCAATTAAATGAAAGGTGTGCTGATGAACTTCCGAACACAGTATTCATCTCTATAAATTTATTATTAAGTTGAACTTGTTCTGTATAGATTGTTCCTAATGATTCACTCCCTGTCAAGGCTGTTAGTGTTATTTGTGCCATCTTATCCTCCTGGTGCATCCGAACCGAATAAAATATTACTTATGAAATCTATTGGTTTGAATTTGTTTTCTTCCATTATTGCTCTTGCCCAATCTGTGCCATAAGACACGAATTGTCCTACACCTGTTGAACTCATAAAAGAGTTTAATGCTGAATTCATATCATTCATAATTTCTATTTGTGAGATAGTTCTGTCTATTTGTTTTTTGTCTTCTTCTGATGAACTACCATTTAGATATTTTTCTCTTAACTTGTCAATAGTTTCTTGCATTACTTTATTAAACTCTGAATCTAATAAAATCCTCTCATAGTGTAATGTTGATATTTCTAATAACTGTTTATTTGTTAAGACAACTATTCCATCTTGATTTTGTAAGTTTTTAGTTAGTATATCGAATGCAGAATTTTCTTTCGTTAGATTTTTTTTAATCTTGCCATTTTCATCGAGTATTCCTCTTTGCTGTGCTTCTTGAACTGTCAACAAATCATTTACTTTGCCAGTCTTAGCATTTGTTTCAGCAATCATTCGTTCTCCTTCGTAGATTACTTCTTCATATACTTTTTCTCCTGCACCTGCATTGCTTTTTATTTCATCTGTTGATTGCTCTGCAGCAGTATTTTGATTTTGGTTTGCACCCAAGACATTTCCCAACAACCCAGACATTTGAAGTCCTGTTGTTTTTTCTACAGTTGAACTTAATTCTTTAAGAGTGTCATTCATCTCTTTAAGGGTATCAAGCTCTTCATCTTTGCCTACAAATTCCTTTAATCTTGATATGTTTAGTCCCATTATGATTTTTTTGCAGTTGCCTTGACTACACTTGCAATTTCATCTCCCCCTATTAACCAATTATTTCTTAATACTGGATTTGCATTTATTTTTTCTGTTGCACTTGCCTCGCTTTCTATATTTGAATAGTCTATGCTTGGTCCTTCTGCAATCATTTCTTTTATTCTTTTTTGTGCATCTATTGAATCCTGGATTGTTTTATTTAACACTCTTATTTGCTCTGTGTTATATTTTGTCATTTCTTCTTCACTCTCTAATTCTTTTAAAATTGCACCCTGAATTGATTTCTGTTTTTCATAATCTGATAGTATGTTCCATTTTGATTCTTTTGAAACTTTTGTATCTTCATATGCATTACCATAACTATCTACCAGTTCTTTTTGGAATGCTTCTTGAACACTCATTAAGTCTGTTATCTCTCCTGTTTTCTTATCTATCTCTGCAACATAAGTTTGCTCCTCTATTTCTATTTTTTCATATTGATATTGGTTGTTGTAATAACCCAAACCAGTAAGTGAATCTGTTCTGTTTTGTGGTGAATGTGTTCCAAGAACCATCGTCACTAATCCACCAATCAATGCACCAAGCCCTGCAAGAAAACCAAGACCACCTAATGCAGAACCACCTAATAAACCAGACATCTGCATATTTGAACCTTTCTGTGTTGTTTTTAAAATCTTACTTAATCCACCAGAAATGCTTTTTAATAATCCTCTCTTTTTGGTGCTTCTGTTTCCTTGATTAATCTTTCCACCACTACCTGCAACATTAATTTTTACTCTTACCGCAATTGTTTGGTCGTTGTTCATCTTTTTCTTGGTGTAAAATTACTCCTTAGTCCATTTAATTGACTTGCTTTATTTCTTTCAAACCACTCAATATCTCTTTTGTCGAATAGTTCTGGTTTTTTTTCTTCTGCTTCTATTGTCAATAAGTCGTTCTTCTTTAGTATCTCTCTTATCTTATCTCTGATTATGTTTCCATCTTTAAGTGGAAGATTAAATAATTCTCTTTGAGATAGTTTTGTCAATTCAGTTTCCATCAAATAAATAAACTCGTTGGTATTAATTAAATTATTTTTTGTTGTCTTGTTTGTTACTTTATTTAAAATACCACGAGTCAATTCATAAAATAAAACTTTCTTCTTGTTGCTTAATACTACGAATTCCGAACTTATTGGCTTTTTATTAAACATTTAAACACTCCACCATTTAATTGGTGCATTGTCTTTGCCATATTTTGCAGTGAATTCAAAGAATAATATTACTAATCCACCACCGAGACTTACTGGTTTGCTTAATCTGTCAATACTACACTGGTCAACCCATATTGTTGCATATTTACTGCCATTGACTAATTCTATTTTAAATTCTAAGTCTGCAGTTGGTGATATGCTTGTGCTTCCTGTGTTTGGTGAATATACTCCACCACTTGAATATCCATAAAAATCATTTATAATAGTTGTTGCAAGTGCAGTTGCCATTTTTATTCCTATTCTGCCTGTGTATTTTCTGCCTTTGCCCAAGTTTGGTATTGCCTGAAATCTTGAAACTGCATCTCTTGTTTCATCATCAAAAATTAAACCATTATCATAATTTAAAGTGAATTCTTGAACTCCAGATATTGCAGTTGGTGTTGCACCCCATTTAAAAGTTCCATTAAGCATAATAAATGCTGGGTCTGTTACTGCAGTATAAGTTTCTCCACTTGTTCTAAATAGTGTTTTCTGGGCAGTGAAGTTTGCCTTGCAAGTTAGTTTACTTCCTATGCTTCCTTCAAGAGAGAAAGTAGTTCCTACACAACCAAGTGCTGTATTTACTGAATCTGTTGATTCGTTGTCATTTAACTCCTCTATTGAGAAAGGTTGAAGAATTCCAATTCCTGCTGTTGTTGATATTGATGTTGCCTCTGTTAATGTATAAGGACTTATTGCTGTTCCTGCGCCTGTTAGATTTCCTATCCAATGTTTTAAGAAATCAAAATCTACTACATCGAATGTGATTGAATTGTTGTTGCTTTTGAAAGGTCCATAATAAGTGTTGCTTATGTTTAGTCCTTCTCCTAGACCTCTATCGTAAATAAAACTATTATCTCCTGGGTCTAAGTCTATACTTTGAACTCTCGCAAGTTCGGTATAACTTACTGCTTCTGTTCCATATGCACTTGCTTCTGGCCCATATTGTATTTTTGAAAATTGAACTGATTGGCTCATTTTGTTCCTCCTATACTGTTTCCTCGTTTAATGGTGATATGTAATCTATGGATTTAAAAAATATTTTCTTATTTCCTCCTGCGAATGGCAATAATGGTCCCACTCTTATTTTTCTTACATATCTAAGATTATAAAAACTCTTTTTGTTTGCTATGAATTTTTCTTTAATTGTTTTGATATAATCATCTATATCGTCTGCATCTGCAGAATATACATAAATTGCGAATGTTATTGTGGTTATTTCTGCATCCCCTGTTACCTCTGAATCCTCAGAATCTTCCCCTATCATTTCTACACCAATTCTTGGAAAGGATCCAATCGATAGTGTATCTTGGGGTAAGTCTGGGAATATCTTATCCGTTCCGTAGTCGTAAGTAATGGTATAATCTCCTGTTTGGGCTGCAACAAAGGTTATTTTACATTTGATTGTGGTATCAAAGTAATCTTCATCGTATTCGTAATCTGTGCCGTACACGAGTGTTGTAGCCCCTACAACGATGCTTCTGATGTTCTTTATATTGGTTACATTGAGGGTATGTGATGTTGCACTTGCGAATGTACCTGTTGCGGTTGTTGTCGCCACACTTCTCACAGTAATTGTGAATATGTCTTGATTTCTTAAAAATCTTGCAACCTCTTTCTTTATTGCCTTGTTATCTTTTACGGATGTCATTCTATGATTACCTCTGCCGTTGCATTTAAGTATTTCTCTGCATTCTTTTCGACAATTTTATTAAATTTATGATATAAAGTATTTCTTACGAATGGGAAGGGGTGGATACCTGGATGCATTACTTTTTTTACAGCTACCTTTCCAGCCTCACTTTTCGGAATTTTGGCTTCAAGTCTTGCTTTTCTTCCACCGACACCCTCAGTAAACTCCCAAGATAATGCCTTTTTATTCTTAGGTTTAATTTCATACTTTTTGTGTTTGGGCCCATATAAACCTGTTCCGTATTCTAAATAAGCCCAATATTCTGGCATTGTGATTATGATCTCATCTCCCTTGAGTTCATATTTGATATTCATTTTTAACCATGCAGTGTCTACTGGTGCAACCATTTGCAATTCTTGTTTTAGCTCCATCGCCACAGCATATTTAAATTGTTCCATCGTCATATTTTGAATAATTGGGCGGCTTTGTAGAATGAAACTGTCCCCAACCTCCTTAATATTACCTTGTCTACTCTGTAGTTCTCGGAATTGTATGCAATTTTGTCTTCTTTGTTTAATGTTTGTGTGGTTTCTACGAGAAGTACTGCATCTGCGTTCTGAATTAATCCTGCAAATTCTTGAGAGTAGTTATCTTCTTTTCTGAATAGAATTCCTGTAATACTTGCAGGTGTGCCATCTGTTAATGTTTCTACACCTGTGCTTTTATTTGTTTTAGTTACTGGTGTTCTTGTTAGTGTTTTTTCAAAATTTGGGAATACATGATTAGCGAATACTGTTGCCCCACCTGTAAAATTAATTACCATTTTTCCTCCTGGCCACTTAGCCTTTTATTTATACTCAGACTTCCGAGTCTATCCCAAAAAAGGATACTTCTTGATTCTTTTTTCTATTTGTTCACATCTTCTGGTCATTACATCATATGTTCCTTTGATGTTTATGTATGCTTGACCTATTGTTACACTTCCTTCTGGAAGTGAATATGTACTTGGTATGTTGTGTGTTCCACCCATTTGGGTAGATAATATCGTCATTGCAGCCAAAAGTGCCACATAAGATTTTACTTCAGATGGTATTGGATATACTCCATAAAGATAATTTATGGTATTTGCCTGATAGTCATCTTGACTCCATTTACTTTCTTCTGAACTGCTTCCGAGTTTTATTTCACCTGTTTCTGTGTATTTATAGGCTGATGAAACAGTCACACTTGAACCATCTATTGTAATGCTTTGGATTACTTGAATTGGATATCTAAAAGTAAATATCGAATCTGTTCCATCGCCATCTCTTAGTTCTGTTACTCTTGGATCGTGTGCTGCATGAATTATTCTGTATTTGCTGGTTACTCCTGGATTTATGTCCCAAGCAGAATCTACTGTCAATTGTGTTGCCGTGTTGGATATAATTTTACGCATTTGGTCTATTCCTGTTCCTGAATAAATCCAAACGTATTCATCAGTATAATCATTTACTGCCCATGTCTTTGTAGAATCCGTTAGGGTTGAAGTTGCTCCAGCTGTTGCAGTGCCAGAATCTTCTTCGGCCCAATAAGTTGTGTTTGTTAATCTGTCCACGTCTGCTTCGATGTCTTGAATCAATGCGAGAACTGTGGCTGCTGCTACTTCTGTTGTTGTAATTCCTGCAACATTATAAACATCGGTAGTGCTGACGTATGTCATTTTATTTCTTTTTCTTTACTGGTTTAATTTCTTCTTTGACTTCTTCTTTGACTTCGGGTTTTTTCTTTTGACTTAATACTCTAACTGCAAGGAACCCATCCTCAGTTCTGTATATTTCTCCTGGTTCGTCTGTCATTTTTTCCTCCTAATGAATATTAAAAAAATAAAAAAAATCGGAATTTATATTCCGATTATTTCATATACTCTTTCTTTGTTGTCGGTTGAACCACCTACAGTAACTGTAAGTACGCCAGATGTTACGCTGGTTGTTGGTGCTTCTGATACGACTACACTACCTGATGTGGTGTGTATCCATCCAGATATTCCCAATATTTTAGTCATACCATAATTTGCAAGAGTTACAGTGAATGTATCTCCATCATCTACAGTTTCTGCACCATTTGTGTGTGCAATGATTCTTTTTCCACCGACTGAGTTTATTTCAATAAACTTCATTACGCTTGTTACATCTCCCATCTTGTCCTCCTAAAATCTGATTAAGGCAAGTCCTTCTACTCTGGTTGCTGCAGTGCTTGTTGTCAATACTGTTGCGTTAACTGTTAATAGCCAATCTGAACCGCTTGCTGCAGAAGCATCAAAATCTATGACGCTTCCGATTTCACTTACGATTCCTACTGGTATTACATGTTTAACATTCTTGAACGAGAGGATATCATCGTTTGCTACTGCTGCGTCGGTTGTTTGTTCAACCCAGCATAGTACGTATCCTTCTCTTGCACCGAGAGTACCAGGTATTCTGTTTGCCCTCATTGTGTGTGTTGTTGCTCCCATTTTGTCCTTCCATTCTTTTTTTATTCAAAAAAAAGAATAAAAAAAATTTATGCTATTGCAGTTACACTTGCACAGAAGGTTGTTGCTCTTATAATAAGTGCTTCATAAATCTTCAATGCGAATCTGTCTGCATCGTTGGTTTTTGCTAAGTCGAAGTATGTCAAGTCCTGAAGTACTCTCATTTCTACGACGGATAAGTCTAAGAAATAAATTGCTTTGGATCCTGTGGTGTTACTCATATACATACTTGGTACTACTGGTATGTCGCCAACTAATGTTTTCAGGTATATTGCGTTGAATCCCCAGAAGAACTCTTTCTGTGGCTGGATGTATCCCATCTTTTCGTGCAATAACTGTTCTATATCGTCATAAACTCCACTTGAGCAAACTGCAAGGTTTGGTCTTCCGCCATCATCGAATGCATATCTTACTGCAAGATATAAGTCTTTCAATGATACTGCAGTTGTTCCTTTTGCTACTGTGTTGGTTGTGCTCATCAAAGTTATGATTCCATCAAATTCAGTTCCGTTTGGATTTCCTGAGATACCTGAAGTTGTTGAGTTTCCGTTTATAATCAAGTTTTCTTCAAGTTCTTTGATTTCTCTGGTTTTAACAAGTACTTCTTGCTGTTTTGCATTTGAACCTGTCTGGTTGCTGAATGCTCCTGCCTGGCCAGATGAAATAAATCCCTGTAGGATATAACTTGGCTGTGCTACCTGACTTGGGCCAGATACTGCTCCAACTGCATAAAGGAATTTTATTGCTGTACTTGCTCTGTCGTAGGTTGTGTTGGTTTCACTTAATGCAGAGTTTTCTGCTGCAGTATATGCTCCACCTTTTGCAGTGATTACATTATAATCTGCATACATTCCTTGGTTTGTTACTCTTGGAATCATTTCTACGATTGGAGTCCATTTCCTGCTTCTGTCGATTATAACTGGGTCGACGAAGACTGGAATCATAGCATAACCTGCTGTTCCTGCTCCACCGCTGGTTGACATGTGAGCTTTTAATCCGACTTCGAATTTGTCGTATAGTTCTGCTCTCATATCCATTGACTTGGTCATTGGGTCAAAGTATACTGTCTTATGACCTAAATTACCAAAACTCTGTGCATATGCACTCATTGGGTCGAATGACCCTGCGTTTATTGATTTTGTTTCTGCCATTTTTCCTCATATTAAACTTAAAGGTCCTATCCTTGTTGTTTGTACCTCTTTTGGTTGTTGCAGACTTTTCATCTGCGGTTTTTCAAGAATTGCCTTTAGTTCTGCAATAACTTTGTTCTGTTCCTCGTTTACACTTTTTAATTGTGCTATATCTCCTTGGAGTGATTTGATTGCATCAATCCCCTCTTTTGGAGTTTCTTTTGGTTCCTCTTCCTTAGACTCTTCGTCTTTAGGTTTAGGTTCCTTTGGTTCATCTACCATATTGGTACCTCCATTTGATTTTAAATGAGCATTACTTGTTGATTTTTTCTTTAAATTTTCTGGTGGAAAATACATAATCTCTCCATCTTTTGGGTCTTTGACAGTAATTATATCTTTTTCAATTTTTATTACTTCATACCCTTTGCCACCTTGTGGACTCACCACTGTGTCTCCTTTTTCGTACTCTTGTTTTTTAGAAACACTTTCTTTCTTGGATTCTTTCTTTCCAGAATCTTTTCCTTTCCCTAAATCTGGGCCATCATCATTTATTGAATCTGATTCCAACCAATCAGATTTATTTGTTTGTTTCCAAACATCTATTAATTCTGAATCTTCTAATCCCGAAATCTTATCTCTTGCAGTTTTTTCTAATTTATTATTTGAATCGTTTTCTTTCTTATCCTCTGGGTTGGATGAACTACTTCCTTCTTTTTCATCGCCAGGATATTCGTATTCGTAATTGCCAGGACTTCCTGTTCTATTGATGTATTTGTGTTTGAGATTAACATCTTTTACTGCCTTTGTGAATGATTCTACCATTGTTGCACCCCTATTGACTGGATTTCCTGTAATTGCCACATTTAAAAGTTCAAGATTTTTGAGTAATGTTACCTCTCTGCCATTTATTACATCGTTTATTTTGTCTTTTACATTATAAGCAATTGAGAATGCATCGAGGAATCCGTCTTGGATAGATTTCCAAGTTTCTTTAAATTTGGAATGTGCCTTGTTTATTTTGGCTTTTACCCATATCTTTACTTGACCATTTTCTTCCACTTTTTTGGCTTCAACTATTTTGCCGATTGGAATGTCTGGGTTTTCTCCTCTAAATTGTGAATGTTCTATATCTAATTTTACTCTGCCACTTTTTAATTGTTCAACCAAATTGTCCATAGCATCAGAAGTCACGACTTCAGAATATAAGTCTATTTCGTCGGTGGTTATAAATCCTGTTACGAAGTGTTCTGAGTCTTGCGATTTAAATTCTATTGAATCTGTATTGAAATAATATGTTTTTGTTGACATGTTTGTTTTCTCCTTTGTGTTTTTTTGTATTTAAACTTTTTAAATGTATGCAGATTATTGTGTCATCATTAAGACACTTCTGCAGTTTGGATGAAATGGTGGACTTGGTCCTTGGTGGATTTCTCCCTTTACTTCAACTACGAAGTCTTCATCCAATGGTATTGCTTTTTCTGGGCTTCCATATTTCTTGCCCATCGCATCACATATCGGACTTATTCTGTTGTCTTTAGTTGTACTTAGCCATTTTTTTAATTTAATTGGTGCTTGAATTGCTCCATCTAATGTTCCATAGTTATTTGCCCGATTTCCTTCTGTTCTGGTGATTGTGATTGCTCTGTCTTTGGCTATCTCCATTACTTTCTTGATCCTTTCGGCGATTTGGTTGCCCTTTTCATTATTCATCAATCCTTCCATTAATTCTTTCCTTAACTTTTCTTCTATCTCTGCGTTCATGCCGTTTATGTTATCAAATGCGTAATTTTGTAGAATTTGTATCCTTGTATCAATTGGGAAGAAGTTTGCATCAAATTGCTGTTCCATTTCTTCCATACCATCGTGGTATTCTTTAGAAACAATATCTACTACCCAATTTGCGAGAAGGCCAAGACTGACTATTTGAATAATTCGCTTTACTATTGTGTTGATGTCGCCGTTCATATCGTATCCAATGCGTTTATAATCTTTTTAGTATTTGCATCGATGATTTTTATTATTTGTTTTTCTGCAAGTGTTTCTGGTTGGATTGATTTCTGCCCGTATTTACTTCTTAATTCATCAAGTATGTTTGAACTTTCTTTGTTTGGTTCATCTGGATTCTTTTCTGGTTGCATACTACTTCCGAAGTTTTGGTTTATATTCATCTGTCCAGCCCTCATCTTATCTATTTCTTGCTGTTGTTTTTCTTTCTGCCATTCTTGTACTTTAAAGTAATCGATTCCTTCTTTGTCGGCAATCATTTCAGGTGACATTACTCCGAGATTGATTTTGGTCTGGTATAATCCATATTTCTTTATTTCTTCATCAAGGTCATAATCGTTCCATTTGAATTCTACATTTTTATAAACTTCTTGGCCCCATTCTGCTATGATTTCGTTGTCTATCTTGTATTTGATTTCCTGCATGATTGCTCTTGCAGACTTTCTAAGGAATACTCTATATTGATTTACTCCTGTTGCACGATTGCTGTTTTCGGTTAGGCCCATTTCGTCTGGTGGAATTCCAAATACTGCGAGAACTAACTTATAAAACCAACTTTGTTGTTCTATTATCTGCATGGTTTTAGGATCCAACTGGAATGGTACGAAGTTTACTTCTCTGCTTGTTATTGGTACTTTGTATCCTACCTTTCTCATAAATCCTGTTACTTCGTCTTTTACTCTGAATTCTTTTTCCATTCTACTTCTAAAAGCACGAATCTCATCTGCATCTGCCTGGAGTAATTGGATTATTCCTTCTGGCATGTTGTTGTTCATGTAGTAATCCAGGTTAAAGTTGGCCCCATAAACTAAGGTCATGATTATGTCTGCTAATACTCCAACAGGGCTTAATCCGTATGGTGTATCACTTTGTGGGTTCTGCATGACGTAGACTATTTCCCTTCTGCCGAATGGAATTGGAATACTTGCTGCTACAGATGTTCCGTATTGGAAGTAAGCAGCTTCTTCAGAATAATTCATTTGGTATTGTTTTACGAATTCTGATGGGGTGTTTGGCATGTTGGATCCATATAAATTCATTTCCATTGGTTTTACATAATCTGCCCGATTTCCCATGTATCCGTAAATATCACAATTCTTTAAGAATGACTTTCCATCTCTGCAGTACATCTCACAGAATCTTCCTAATCCGTTAAATACTTTTACCCAAACTCCTGAATCGTAACTTAGAATATCCCTGGTCATTGCAGCTCTGAGTGCTACGAATGATTCTTTGTTTCTGTTAGGGTTATTAAAAAAGTTTATTATTTCTTGGATTTGTTCTTTAAGCGAATCTTTGTCTTTTAATTCACTATCTTCTTTGTATGCGATTTCCCACTTTGCCAGTGCGACTTCGTCTTGGATTGTTTTAATAACAGAATAAATATACGGATTCTTTGAGAGGGTTTGCATTAATGCAAGGTTTTCTGCTCTTGGATATCCAAATGGTGGCCTGTACATATATTTTGGTATGTAGGCCTTAAAAATACCTTGTTCACTCATACTTGGGCTTACATAAATATCGCCGATATCTTTTGATGCATTTGGTTCTGGGCTGACTTTGATTGCCTTTAAACCCATTGTTTCCAATATTCCCATTGTTTCCTCATTTAATTAATCCGCCTAAAAATCCACCGATTAATCCACCTAATGTTCCAAAAATGCCACTTTTAATCTCTGTGGCAGTCAATCTGTTTTCTACGGCGTTGAGTCTTTCGCCTTGTTCTTTGTTTTGAGTACATGCCTCATTTAGTTTTTCGTCTATACTTTCTAATTTGGCATAGATATATCCTTGGAATTCGCTGTCGTTTTTAAACTTTCGTGGTTTGTCCATCTTACTTCATCCAACACATATATTGGTTGCAGACCATATCTCCTATTGCTGGAGCACTTGGTGTGTCATCCTTTGGTATTTCTTCTAATGTTACTTCTTTGCATCCATATCTTTGGTATGTTGCAGTGCTTCTGAATTCTGAGCAATAAGCATTAACAACTGGTTTGGTTTTATATGGGCAAGTTGCTTCATAATAGTTATCATGCGTTGCAGTGATTATCCATCCTGTTGGTTTGTTAGTAGGACAGGTCAATTCTTTTCCTGTTTCAACAACTGCATAAGTTATTGCTCCCGAGACAATCATTCCAAGAACGATTAATCCTGCTAATATTTTGTTATCCATTTTAATTCAACCTCATAGTGCTTCCTTTGACTGTCAATGTCTTTCCCTTTACTGTAATATAATTTGAAACTGTGACATCATTTCCGTTGGTGTTATAATCCTGTTCTGAGATATAAAGATGAGTGCAACTGATATCATTATCCAGAACCGTTACTTGGTCTATGTATCCGCAGTTCTTTGTTGCATTATATCTTGCACTTACCTGACTTGCAGTCCAGACTGTATCAACAAAAAATAATTCGTCCATAGTTCCATTAAAGAACTTCTCTACTCCAGTATCTTTGCTTCCTACATAATAAGCCCTGTTTACTGTTGCTCCTGTAATACTTGGGGCTTTAGGAACTGTTGCTGCTACTCCATTTACATAAAGATTGACT